CCGGTAACATTTAAATATTTATTATCACATGGTGTACATCCGGTATTGGTATTACATTTATAAATATACGGTTGAATATTTGTATTATCAGCCAATATATATATGACATCGGAATTGAAATGTTTTTTTACATTGAAATGATGTTCGTAATCGGCAACCAATGATTGAACTTGTGACCATAAAATATTAAATTGACCATCATAAATATATAATGTAGTCAATCCGGATGTCAATGATTTAATTCGAATTGTATCAACCCAAATTCGTGATTGTGATGAATTCAACCATTTTTTTGATACTCGAATTCCTTTTTGTAAAATTGAACTTCCAATTGTTGATGTCGATGCACTACAAACCGGATATAATGCACCAATGGTATTCAATTTGATACCACGTGAATTTAATATTGCTTTCAATCTATTTTCGACAATACGTGATGCAAAATACATTTTTTCTTGCATTGTCTTTGTTGCCGATACCAACAATTCATTTGAAATCATTGCAACATTATCGATTGTCAATCCTTCCAAATTTTCAATGTAATATCCGGATGTCGGTGTCGGAACACCACCATCATAACAACCATTTGCAAAAACAATATAATTTTCTAAACAATCCGGTGTATTAGTTATCAACATTATTCAACTATTTTTTTGGATTTTCTTTTTTTCGGTGCATCAATGATTTCCGATTCGGTTTCATTTACTTCAATTTCCGTTTCCGTTTCAATTTCCGGTTGTGTTTCGATTACCTCTGATGCCGGTTTTGATTCCATTTTGATGTACAACATACCTTGATCATAAAATACATCTTTTGGATAATCTTGTTGCCTCATTGCACGTTCCACGGCTTTTTTAATTTTCAAAGTATGAACATGTTTTTTACCGGCAACATAATCAAATAAAAATACAAATGTACTTTCTGATGATTTTTCAACATTCAATGCAATATGATATTTTTTAATCAATTGCAATGCATAACTTAATTTCTGATTCATAAAATAAAATTTAAAAATGGTGGATGATATTTCACATCCACCATTTTATTATAAATTAATCACCTAATGGTAAATTGCCATTTTCAACCCATCCTGGATATAGAATTGATCCGCTTTCATCAACGATTAATACCCATGGTAATGTGATGTTTAAAACTCTCGTTGTGGCCGCACCATATGTCATGTCGATATCAACATAATATGTACCGGCACCCAAAGAGAAAATTGCATTTCCACTAACATTTGATATTTGACTATCAACTAAAATTGTTTGTGCGTAATCCTGGTAAACGTTAACCTTAACATTTGCCAATGCCGCATCACCGGAATCAAAAATATCATTGTTGTTATTATCAGCAAATGTGAACAATTCAACAGATGTTACGGGACAAAGATCAGCACTTGTGCATAATACTGCATCGGTTAATTCCGGTTCTGATTCAAAACCACATGCCGGTTCAATATCACAATATCCGGTATCAGCACAGATAACTGTATAACAGAAAACATCGGTTACACCTTCAAATAAACAATCATCATCCGCCCAACATTTTGGCATTCCAACAACCGCCCAATTTGTAACGAATTGGATGTATAATTCGATTTCCTCATTACATTTAACATATGACATGTAAACATCATGTGTCAAACCTAACCATGGATCCACAACGGTTGTACGCATTTGATCCTCAAATTCATATTGGAATTGACCCTGGTTTTTGGCATATGTAACCAATTGTAACGCACCTGGTGCCATTGCAATCACTTTGTTGGTGTTACCCATTGCCGTTGGAATATGTGTATCATAATAGATTGAACGTGTAATGTCCAACAATGATGCATCATATCCATTGTCATTACCGGATGCAATTTGTCGTGCTTTACGATATTGATCTAATAATGTTCCACCAACCAAAACCAATTGTTGCTCGATTTCGGCTTGTTTACGATCGGAATCCAAAATTGATTCACCAACCGGATTAATACCCAAACCGGTTGATAAAAATAATGGTAAATCTTTGCATGTTACCGGTGGTGTTACACAGTCACATTTTACAAAATTACCAATGAATGAACCATTTGCAACGGCATATGATACTTCTTGACCTAATTTGTTAATGTGGTTTCTTAATACCTCTGTTGTGTATGCATTTTGATAATCGGTTCTCGATTCTTTGATACAACGCATCAATTCATCATCGATTTTCATTTTACGTGAAATCGTTTTGAATTTGATTTCAACTTCATCATACAACGGTTTGATTGAATCACCGGCCGTTGGACAATATTCAACTTCGGTAACCGATGTTTGGCCTAAACGAGGAAAAAATCTTCTTGCAACTTTGTAAACTTTACCATCACCTTGTTCAATTGCTTGGACATTACCCAATTTAACACGTGATGCCGCACGATTTGCCGCTGATGTTAATAATTGTAACAAACCAATATTTGGAGATGGCATTGATCTCATGCCGGAATTATTGTTCAATGTTAGATCAATAATTTTCCATGCATCTGCTAATTTTATAGAACTCATTATATAAAAATTATGATTTTTTAGAAAAATATTTTAACTCAAAGGATTGACTTCGTATCCTTAAACGAAATTTTTTCTGCGTAATTAACGCCATTTTTGGTGAGATAGGTAATATTTATCAAAGATATACACATATAGTTAAAAATATTTTATAAAATATTTACATTATATTTTGCACAATTAAAAAACAATATTATCTTTGATACATCATTAACATACAAACAAAACACATACACGATTATGAAAGCATTAATTCAAACAAAATCAAATTATCAAAATCTTAATGGAAAATGGATTGATATCATTCAATTTTGCGGATCAATTGTTTTTTGTGAATTTATAGATACAAATGGTGAATTAAAACGAAGTGATTTTATGCTTAAAGAAATTATTTCAATAAAACAATTTTAAAAATACCTGGGATGCGACAGTAACGCATAATTTTTTTTTATCAAACATCAACACAACACATGGAAATTTTGTCCGGAAAACAGATGCATGAAAACAATTTATTGATTGACAATGAATTTTATTTCATCAAAAATGATAAATATTCGGAATGGAATATTGCACGTTATGAATCACATTTGGAATCATTTCGTGTTATATGGGGAACCATTTATGAATTTTACACCATTGAATTTGTAGTTAAAAATTATATTATTAAACCACTTTAAAAACAACACAACATGAAAAATCTATTTTTATTTTTTGCTCTGATCACATCAACAATTTTATTTGGCCAAACACAATCCGATAAAATTTATTATGCCGTTCAAATTATGTCAACCGAAAATCCACATCTAATCAAACCGGATATGGTTCCAAATGATACGGCAATGATTGACCTGGTTGTTGTTAACAATCGAATGAGATCACGAATTGTTTATGTTTATGAAACAAAACAAGAGCAAATTATTTCACATCAGACATATTTAAAACAATATCCGGATGCTTTATTGATCACCATGACTGAAAAACAGATTAAAGGATTACGTAAATTGTTTACTTATAACTAACTTTGTATTGCAATTTTTTTCATATACTTTTTGGCGAAAAAAAAACCGGTAACTAATTGTAACCGGTTTTTATTTTTATATTAAATTCCTTTCTTGCAAATATTTTAATCGTGCCGGATGAACACCATCTTTTGATTTTTCATCATTGAAAACAAATTTTTGTGGCTCTGATGCATTCGATTGTCGTGTAAAATTATTTTCGGTTGAAACGATTTCGAATAACGTTTCATATTTTAAATTTTCGGTTGCTTTTTGTGGATGTTTTACTCTGTTATTATCTTTATTTACCCAAATATTGCCATCGGCATCCATTTCAAAAGTAAATCCATTTTCACGTACTTCAGCATCAAAAACGGCTCTCATTTCCTTTGGATTCAATCTCGGATTTTTTATTGATTCAACCAATTTATTCCGGATACCATCAATTTGCAGATTTTTTTTAAAATCGTTAAATTGTTGATCCTTTTCAATTAGTTTTTTTTGCATTTCATGATCCTTTTCATTCAACTTCGCATTGGCCAATTCCAATTGTTGTGTCACTTGTTGTAACCTTTGTGCATCAACCGATGAATATTCTTTTTTAAGATTTTCCACCATTTCGATTTGTGATTGTTTCAAATCTTTGATAATGGATTTGTATCTATCACGTTTATCAATGGATTCATATTTTGAAAGATCAACACCAAATTCATCAGCCAATTGTTTTTCTGTTTTAGCATATGCCGCACCAAACAATTCCGTTTTCTTTTGTTCCTCGATCTGTTTTGCAATACGATCCGAAACGCTTTTTTCAACCTGGCTTACATAACTCGTGACAACATCATCAACTTGTAATTCACCGGCTTCAATTTTTGACAACATTTCATTGTCGATTCCTAATTTTTCAACGACTGTTTTTAAAAATTCCATAATTTTGATTTTAATTATTATTGTGTATTAAATTTGAAAGTATATTGAACGGTAATAATATATTTAAAATATCACCGGAATCCATTTGCATGTTTGATGTTCCATCCTGGCAATCATAAATATATTCAATTTTTTTGGTATTTATTGTACAATACAACCATTTGTCGAATGAATCCGAATCATCAAACAATTCATTGTTCCTTACAACACCACTTATTTTAACGGTTATAAATGTCATGTTTTATTTCTTTTTACCACATCCACAACCACGTTTTACCGTTGTTGATGGTAATGATTGTGTCGTTTTTGATTGCAATACAACATCATCCGATTTATATATTGTACCAACATATTGATAATTTTCGGATTGCATTGCATTAAACCATTGATCCGGTTTGAATTCCTCAATCAATTTTGATTCCTTGTTTAACGCTTTTATGAGTAACATAAATTATTTTTTTAATTCTTTTATTGCTTTTTGTTGATCCTTTTTACTGATCACCGGATCAACATTTTCTTTTACATTTCCTTTTTCTGTTATCTTATTCGGATTACGTACCGGATAACATGTATGTCGACAATTATATCCACCACGGTTTTGGCAAAAATTTTCCGGTGTCGTTTCCGGAATAAATCCGGTACCATTAAATAATGCCCAATCAATTTCATCTTGCAATTGATCAAACAAAATTAAACCTAATTTGCCATTTTCCATGTAGTTAACCCATCTTTCGCATTGTGGCCTGGAATCCTTGACCAATGATCCAACATACAACAATGCATCCAATTTATATACATTTCGTACGGCCTCATTTACAACACCATCATATTGTCCTAATGCATCACGTGATGATTGCAATGCAATACGTTTTAATACACCTTGTCTTTGCTCGGTTGTTGTCAATTGTTTTGATATCGATTGTACGACATCGGTTAAACTCGATCCCTGGTTAACGGCAATAAACAATTCTTGTTTTAATGGATTTACCAATGATTGTTGTAATCCTTGACCTTCCATTGCCGTGATCACATTTTGAATGGCATTAGTTTTAAACGTATTGATAAAACTTTTTTTTAATTCAATACCGTTCAAATCTTTGTGAATTTCTTGTTGTGCATTTGCCATTGCATCAAATCCGGTTAAATAATTTGCAACCATCTCTGAATATCCGGCACGTTTTAAAAATCGTTCCACGGCCGTTCTAAATGCACCAACACGTGCAATGTTCGCATCGGTTCTAATAATACGACCATTTGTTGTGCTGAATTTATTAATCCAATCAACAACTTGTTGAACAAATTTCGGTTCAACTTTGCCTAATGTTTTTTCAACATAGGCATTCGCTTTTTCAGTAATTTTAAACGGTTGATTTAAATCGGCCATATTTACATATTATCATCATCCATATCATCAATATTGAATTGCTGATTGAAATCTATTTGTTCCGGAACCATTGTAATTTTTACGGCTTCAAATCTCGGTTGCAATATCTTATCAATTTCATTATTGATTGCCGTAAAATCATTTGTCATTATATCGAAATTATTTTCGTAATACAATGTCGTTGTTGCATCAAAAACAAATGTGGCCTTTATGGCATCCTCTTGTGTTATCTGATTCGATGCAATCATTATATTTCGTTCCTCAACCGTGTACAAATAGATTGATGTGTACATTGCACAAATATCCGCTATTCTACGTGCAACCGGATCAGATGCAAACCTTCGATCCATGTATGATCTGTATGCCTCGTATCGTATTGCGGCCGGTTGACCTTTTTGTGATTCGGCAAATTCTTGCATCAAATCGGTTTCGGTTTTTAAATCAAAACTGATTGGTGGATTCACAATGATATTTGATTCCAAATCTAAAAACACCAAACCCTGGATGATGTACAATATATCATGTAATTTACCATACACATCATCGGATATTTTACCGACCTCGATGTATTCCGGTTCACGATCCATTTCCTTTGCAACACCGGATTGTGCCGCATTCAATGATCGGTTTATATTTAACACTTGTTCGGCCTTCATCAATGCCTCGGTTGCAACCGTTCGTGTTTCCTGGATGGTTGATACATCCGGTGAAAAATAACGAATTGGATCAACTTGTTCTTTGTCGTTTCCAAATTTGTTTGTTGTTGGATTTATGTTGTATGCGGCCAATGGTGAAATGGACAATGTTTTACCGTGACCATGACATGAATTACACGAAATCGAATTATCATGATTAACCGGATCAATCAATCGGCCGGTACCATGACATGTATTACAATCAACACCTTCAACAAATTTGATCGGAAAACATGTTGATAACATTACCGATTTATGTTGATTGTCATAAATTGCCGCATCATTTAAATAAGGTATTGCCGGACTAAAATCAGATTTATATACAACAAATGCATTTCCATAATTGTCATACATAGGAACCGCACGACCCCCCATGGTGATCCATGGAACAATACCCATATTATGATTATATAAAACAGTAAACTCACTTTGTCCATCAATGCTTTTTACTTCTGCATAAAATTCATCAGTTACAATATGATACCACAATGGTTGTTCTAATGCAAATGTTGAATATTTTTTCTTATTTATTCCTTTATATATTAACAATTTGTAATCCGGATCATTAAAAACTATTCGATCGGATTGGATTGGTTTCAATTCTATATCGACTCTTTGCGTTTCATCAATTATACCATCACCAATCGGTGATACCAATAATACGGCATTCGGATCCAATACACGATATGGTACAAATAGATTAAAAAAATATTTTGTCAAATCAACATCACCAAATGTTTTATCCTCAATGTATTGTTGCATTTCCAAATTGTCAAATCTGATCGAATGTTTTGCACTTGACAACAATCGATTCAATTCGGTAATTGCTTTTACCAATGGTGATTCGGTTTTTGGTTGATATGTTCGTTTTCTATATTGTAAAATCTGATCATCTTCATTTGGAAATGCCGTATCCAATGCCAATGGCACTTGACCATAAAAATGTGGTTTAATGGATTCGTATATTTTTTTCCATTCATTTTTAAATGGATGAACCGGTGGTGATAAAATACCAACGGCAATTTCATCCATAAATTTTAAAAATTGTTCAACGTTCATTTTTTACTATTTTTAAAAAATAGGATGGTATATTTCAACCATCCTATTAATCACTAAAAACTATTATTAAAACTAAACAACTGTGATCAGTAATGAACCAACAACTCCCGATGCATCATTGGCCGTTGCAACAACCGTTACCGTACCTAATCCGGTACCGGTTAATAAACCACCGGATGAAATTGTTGCCGTACCGGAACCATTAACAACCGACCATGTAAATGTTGGATCTGTGGCATTCAATGGTGTAACCGTTCCAATCATTTGCAATGTTGAACCATTTGTAACCGTAATTGCCGAACCCGTACCGGTAACAACAATTTGTTGAACCCAACAAACAGATGATGAAATCGATGTTAGGAATGACAATTGTAATTGAATGAATGATCCAATTTGTTCATTGTATCTGAATTCAGCCGTCCAATATGAATCATCCTCATCTGTTTCTGCGACCTGGTAATATGCACGAATTGCCGTGTTTGAATACCATCCTAAAAAACGACCATCACATGTAACAAAACCGAATTCATATCCGGAATGTTTTGCCGCATCAGCCAAAAAGTTATACAAACCATCAACCGTAAAATCGAAATCATTTTCGGCATCTGTTAGTGTTACCGTTCTCGATTGTTTTACAACCTCTTCTTGACCGCATGATCCACGTTTTTTTGTGGAAAAATCCGGTGCTGATAAACCACCGGAAATACGTGATCCATTAACACGACCAAAAACTTCCTTTGTTGCAATTGCCGTTTCCCATTCTGCCTGGTCTGTAATATCGGCAAATTCATATGAACATTTTTTTGCAAACCATCCGGCAATACCACCGGAATAAACGGTTGAATCACATGGATTACATAAATAATCCGGTGCAAATTCATTATCAACACATGGTGGACATACACCGAATACACCGGTGAAACCCATGTTTAAAAATTTATAATTATTCATTTTATGATAATTTTTTTTGTTTTCAATTTATTAACTCGGTATCTGTTACCAACCTTTTTATATATCACATCTACGATTATCAATCCGACAAATATCATCAAATGTCAAATCAATTCCGAACATCCTGGAATCATCCGGTTTTTGATCATAAGCAAAATTTTGATAAACATTACCATCAACCGACACATTAAAACCTCTCACCGTTTGTGCCAATTTTTCTACATAATATGGTGGATAAACACCGGATATTATTTTGTAATTTTTGGTAATTTGTTTACTTATTACAACATTACGATCATTCTC